AGCTGTGTAGCCTCCTGACATGGTTTTGTAAACTTGCCCTGTTGAAGGATTGTAATAATCTTCTATAGCCATGGTATTCATAGATCCTTCTGGGGGAGGTATAAAACCTTCTCCGCTATAATAGTTTTCACCACCAAATCCAAAAGGATTTTTACTCTCTTCGCGTTCTGCATTGTCTATTGCGTCTCTAAGTCCCGAAGTAGCAGTCATGTCGTCTATGTTCAATATAGTATCGTCCGTGGTCGGTTGACCATTGCCCACGGCTGCATCAACGGCTGCTTGTACTGGGTCGATTTGATCTGTTGGAAATAAATTTTTAAGCTCCTCATCTACCTTTGTAGAGCCAAGTTTATTTAAAAAATCTTGATAATCTTGAGCTTTCATCCCAACAAAATCGGAACTTGGAAGGGTGACCTCTGAATCAATCATGGGTGACATTGTTGATTCAGAGGTCATAGTTATTGGTTCATCTTCCATCATAGACATTCCGCTTGTTCCTAAGGGGCCTAGTCCTGATGCTTCTCCACTAGCAGCTCCTAAAGCTTTTGCTACAGCTTCGGTTATAGGATCGGATTTTTTAGCTTTAGCAGCATCAATTTGTTCTTGTGTTCCATATAAAATAGGCCCATCTTTTCCAAAAGGTTGATAGGGAAGTAATCCTGGCCCTGGAGTTAAACTAAGTTGAGATTCTTCTGTAGCAACATTTGGTTCTACATATCCTGTTGAACCAAGAGGTAATTTTTTATATTTATCTACGAACGGTGTCGATGGTAAAGGAGGAGGTGTTACAGGATTTATTGCAGGAAGGTTCGAAAGGTCGATACCCAAAGAACCAAGGCTAGGCATACCCTCCCTGTCAAAAACTAAATTCCTTAAATTAGGTAGACCTATTGCCATCTTTTCTTGTCCTTTCTCTTTCTGCACCAACTTTCATTGCTGCTATGTCTTCTTGAGATTTTAACCTCTCTTCTTCGGATTGATCTTTCTGTTTAAGCTTAGCTTTGTCCAGTTTGATCCTTTCCTCTGCGATCATCTTATCATCTTCATTTTCTTTTGCACGTATTGCAAGCTCTTGTTGTTTCAAGGTTACAACGCCATCATCACCAGGAGATAGTATTTCTTCTATTCTAGGCATGACCTGTTGCATCAATTCTAATTCTAACTGAGCCTTCAAAGCTTCTTTTGCAGGGTTAGGTGGTGGAGGTGGTGGCATCATTCCGCCTTGTTGCATGCCTGGTATCTGTTGCTGCATTGGTTGTGGTTGTTCTGGCATTTGTGCATCGGCTTGATTCTGTCCTTCTAAAGATATGTGTTGGAATATGTGAGAAACCATAAGCGGTATTGTCGCTGGGTTAGTCATACCAGCACCTGACTCTAAGAAAGTGAGATGCACTTCTATGTGTATCTGATGCGCTTGATCAGGGAATGCCATGAGAGGTGCACCCATTAATGCGGCACTGTTCTCACTTGCTGGATCCATTGGAACGGGTGGGGGTGGATCTGGAGCAAACAATGCTTCAATATTTTCAGTACCTAACGCTTGATACATTCTTCTGTAGGCTTCCTTGATGTTGTGTATTTCAGGATTGCTTTGTACTAATTGTAATTCTTGTTGTGCCAATGTAATACGTTGACTCATTGAGAAGAAGTTAGGATCACTGACAGGTATAACATCTACTCTATCATCGAAGTCCGTTTGTTTAATTTGTTGGTCGCCACCTATAACTTGGTATGGGTAAACAGGTGGTAGATACTCTGCAAATAATCTAGTGAGTATTTTGAATTCTGTCTTCTGTGCGTAGTGTAATCTTTTGTGTACAGCGGACATAACTCTTGTGCCTTGCTCTAGCAAAGCCATAGTTGTGCCTACTGGCATTTCCTGATTACCTTCTCCCATTTGTAGGTTAGTGATAGATGCAAATCTTTGTCCTGCTTCTACACAAAATCCTAGCAGCTGTAGTAATGTTGCTGATGGTTCTTTATAAGGTAATGGTATGAGTGAATCTCTTAGTGCTCCGCCAGGTGCGTCTACGTCTCTGAACTCTCCTGGTTGTAATGGAGTCTCGTCGTCCCTGATTCTAAGTCCCCTGGCCTTGAACCCAGCAGGTAGATTTGCCAGCGTACCTGCATCGATCAATTGTCGTAGGGCTCCAGTAGCAGTTCGAGACAAACCGCCGATCATGTGTATTAAACCGAACCCATAGAACCCAAGACCAGGAAGAAACTTGTAGTGTACAAAGTATTGTATTTTTGTTCTAAGCGGATCGTTAGGATTATAGTTTCTTCTAATCGATAACACTTCGTTGGAAGCTCTGTCTACTGTAATGATGAAAGGTAAGTGGTAGCCATCTTCATCTTCAAAGCCTGGCATGTCCATGGATACGTGACATTCCAACAATTCGTACATCATGTCGTTGGTAGTAGCACTAAGTCCTTCTATTTCATCTTCTTTGTCTATGGTGTCACTGTTGCCTATATTGGTTTCAGCGGGTTGTAGTGGTATGTCTCTGTAAAATCCTGCGAGTTGTTGTGTCCTAATTTCGTTGTAGCTCATCTTGACTACGTGCGTCACTCTCTCACAGTTGGTTAAATCACTAGCAGTGTAAGGAACTACTAAGTCTTCTACTGGGACAAACGTGCTGACTGCTCTTTGTTTGTTTACATCGTAATAAACTTTCTTGAATGCTGTCCCTGCTAGGGGCAAATAGAACAATAATTGGTCCATTTCAGGGGTATATTCGTCCATTACCGTAGTTATTTGGTAATTCATGAACTCTTCTACCCTTCTTGCTTGATCCTCAGTTTCAGGGGTTTCAGCGCCCATAACCCTTGTTTTTACGGGTCCTTTACTAGGTAATAGCTCCTTAAAAGCCTGCGCTTGGAATTGGGTCACGGATTCAGCGAGCATAGGATGAGTTACGCCTGATGCACCTGGAAAAGGTCTGTCTCTATCTTCATACTTGAAGCCAAGTAGATCTAACCCTTTTATATATGCATCTTCCCAATCATGACGACTTGATCTATCCTCTTCGTAATCAGAAACTAATTGGGACGCAAGTCTTCCTAGCTCGCTTTCGTCAATGTACTCCGCTAAGTTCGCATCAAATGGTGTGGTGTCTATAGCTTGTTCCGCATCAGGGAAGAAATCTATTTGTGCACCTTGGTCAGACAGCTCAACAGAGACATCACTTTCACCCATTTGCATAGGTTCTTCGATTTCAACTTCTGTGCCGTCTTGTACTTCCAGATCAATTAGATCTGATAACCTTTCTATGTTGGTTGGTTTACTGTTTTCTGCCATTTACTTTTTGTGTGCTTTTTGAATTGCAAAACTTGCATTCATAGTCGCTCCTTTATGAGGAGCAAATTTACCTGTGTGCTTCATCAGTTTGTAGCTGCCGTTCTTTTGCTTCATCCAGTGATAGCCTTTAGGTGCTTTGACTCTCATTTAGTAAACGCCAGTAAATTTAGTGCCTCTCAGTGAATCACCACCACCACGACTTTTACCTTTACCTGCTCCAGGTGAAGGCTTCTTAGAAGTTGTCATGTTGGATTGTTTTGCATAAGGAACAAATCCTTGGTCCTTTATTGTTTCGCCTTTGTCAGCCATTATAGTCTCCTAATAATATTCTCTAATCTGTCTCGGTTGATTATCCTGCAGATCATCGTCCGATTCTAAACCAATAAATCCGCCCTGTCGATAACGCATTAGTGCTTGTGTGGTTGAGTCTACTAAGTCGTCGTGATCTCCAAAAGGAAATGCCGCACATTCTTCTACTAATTCGTCTGCCCAACGTGTGTCTGGTACGTACACCATTCCAGATTCTAACATTGGCGCAACAGCATTTACTCTTGCGACTTTATCTTGTCCTTTGCCAGGTGAGTAGTTAACCACAGGGATACCTGACTGACGTAATTCGTCCGTGAGCGGTAGACCACTGGCCTTGGCTTCTACGATTACTGTGTCAGGATCCCAATATTCAAATTGTTTAAAGGCTTCTCTCTTCAACGTAGGAAAATCCCATCTACCTTTTTTAACATCCAGCAATAGTAACGCTGGCCGCATAGAGTTAGGATCAGGATAGAACACGCACCATGTTGTAATAGCAGAAAAGTCAGAGGTTTCTTTCTTGGTATAAGCTGTGTCGTACGACTGTATCACGTACTGCATTTGCGGGACTTCTTCCTCTTCCCACTTTTGCCACCATTCACGTTTTAATATGGCTCCTTCTTCTGATGTAGGGTTTTGCATCCACTGAGCTTCCCATTTGCTTACAGGGATAGAGGCTTTGACTCCTTCTAATTCTTCCATCTTCCAATATTCAGGCCATAAAGGTTTTTGACTATCAGGAAAGATTGCAGGGAACTCTACGACTTCCCACTGATCTGCATGATCTTCGCCTTGTTTTCTTAACAATCGCCCTGTTAAATCTTTGACTGACCATCGTGTCATGACAATAACAATAGCTCCGCCTGGCTGTAGCCTTTGTCGGGGACCAGAACTGTAGTATTCCCAAGCATTGTCCAAGGCCGTGGGTGAAAGGGCATCTTGCTCTGAGTGAATATCATCTAATACGAGTAGATCTGCACCACGTCCTGTTACCGCACCGCCAATACCAGAGTAGAAAGCTTCGCCGCCGCCATTGGTCTCCCACCTTCCTGCTGATTTACTATCTGCTTTTAGACTGACACCAGGGAAAACATCTTGATACGCTTCTGAATCTATTATGTCCCTGACCTTTCTACCAAAACGAAACGCTAGTTCTGCGGTGTGTGTAATCTGCATGACCTTTAACTTTGGATTACGGCCCAAGATCCACGATGGAAAGAAAGTAGAAGCAAATTCAGACTTGGTATGTCTTGGTGGCATGTTCACTATCAGGCGTTTGCATTTGCCTTGTGCTACTTGTTCTAGTTTTTCTGCAAATATCTGGTGATGTCTGCCTTCTACGAAGTCTGGCCACATGTGATTGATGTAGGTCAAGAAACTTTCCTGTCCTTCACGCTGTAGTTGTTTAGATTTGAGAGCTTCAGTAAGTTCCAGGAGTTCTCTAGTAGCTTCTGGGTACTGCGCGGATAACCGTTCTAAGTTTATGTCAGGACTTTCCATGCCAAATATTTTGAAATTTTAAAATTTTTTGTGGGCAAATCGTTTTCTATGTTTTCTATGATGAAGGGGTCAAGACCATTTGTCAAAGTTTCTGGATATTCTCTCCATGTCTGTTTTCTTCTCTTATATACAACCCACTCGCTTCGCTCGTAGGGGGGGATAGGGTATAGATTCATTCCAATAGATATTAATGGGCTTCGCTTGTTTTCCGTTAATATTCTATCGGATTCATTCTATACCCTATCCCCCCCTACGAGCGAAGGCGAGCGGAGCGAGCCAAAGCGGACACACACGCGTAAAAGAGTTGACTATATGGGATATTTATGCGTGTATCTTATAGACTTATTGCATACGATTGTTTAATATGTACTTACTTATTCATTAATAACTTTAGGAGAAAACAATGAAATTAAAAATAAGTATGTTTAATAATAATGGGTTAGAGGTAGCTAAGGCGATAGAGCCTAACTGCACGAGCCTTGTCATTAATGGTGTTGTTGTAGTTGCCAATGGGCAGATACAAGAAGACACACCTCTACTAGAAGATCATGAAGCAGAGCATGGCGCGATCGTGATGCAAGAACAGGGGTTATTATCATGAAGGATATTATATTTTTCAGCATGGCAATTCCTGTAAGCATTGGCATAGCAGTCTTTTTTGCTACTAACTATGGTTACTATTTATTGTCCGTTCTTTTATTTTTTAGCGGTGCATTGTGTGGAATGAGCATACTTGCATTAGCAGATATAGACATAAGTGGAAAGGTTATAACTCCACGCAATTACAGGAGCAAGTAATGAGTACTAAAGATGTGTTAATGGAAATAGAGCAGGAGGTCGAGTGCCACCTGCAGTGTGAAACAATAGAAGAGGTTTTCGACAGAGTGATGCAGACAGCAGTCAGTCAGTATGGAGAAGTCCTCGTTGGTTCTGTGGTCGAACAGCTTTGGAGCGATTACAGTTTAAACAGTTACTACAAGCATCGTGAAGAGTAATCAACCAAGAAGAAAGGGCGACATTAGTCGCCCTTTTTTTATTTGCCAACAACGATCCGTCTGGGCTGGCAGCCGTCGGCCGTCAGTCAGAACAAACAAGCAAGCAAGCACAACGACTAACCAATTTGTTTATTAGTCTCTAAAAATTGGTTAGTCGTTGTGCTTGCTTGTATGGGATAAATTGTATAAAATGTATGTAGACCAAAACTTATTAATGGTTTCATTGAGGGAGTAGTTCACCCAAGAAGTCGATAACGAACTATTTTATTAACTAAGGAGAAAACTATGATTAACAATCTAGAAAATATAAAGAAAGGAACGAAACTAATTACAAAACAATTAGGAGTTCCAACAAGTGCAACGGCTATGGAAAGTATCAAGCAAGGCAGAGGACTTAAAAAGGTTTTGCTTGTTGATGTCAAAGGTTCGGAAGTAGGAATGTTTGACGAGATTGGTAGCGTTTACGTTGATGATATCGTGGAGGTGCTGTAATGGGAATGGATGTATATGGGATTAACCCTGAACTAAAGTCACAAAGACCAATCATGCCCGATTGGGATACTGCAACCGACGAGCAAAAAGATAAATACTTTGAGGCTTCTCTTCAATGGGAAGCAGAAAATCCAGGGGTTTATTTTAGGAATAATGTTTGGAGCTGGCGACCGCTTTGGGATTATGTTTGTTTAGCTTGTGGCGACACAATGACAACAGACGATTTGCAAGCTGGTCATTACAACGACGGACATAAGATAGAGGAAGAACAATGTGCGGTCATTGTCGAACGGCTGGAGTTCCTCTTGAAGATTGGTGCAGTTGCCAAGTACGAAGTAGAAAGAAAAGTACAAGACAAAGAAAGCGAGGACTATCCTTTCGACGAAGAGAACGTTAGAGACTTTGTTAACTTTGTCAAGCATTCGGGCGGGTTTAAGATTTGTTAAACACTTCTCCTAGAGTGGAAGGGCGTGAGCTACCAGCTTGCGCCCTTTTTTTATGCCCACCATCTTTACCTGGCGTCCCAGCCCAGGTAACTGGCGTTCTAGCCAGAACAAACAAGCAAGCCTCTTAAACCCTTATATCTAAAGGGTTTACAACTACTATGTTTTATCTCCCAGGCCAGCGGGATCCCAGGCCGTCTGGTAATCAGTCAGAACAAACAAGCAAGCAAGCCCTTGAAAGGTGCTTACCATATACCTTTCAAGGGCTTGCTTGGGCGAGGCCGAAGGCCGAGCCTCCTGGATCCCAGCTCCCAGGCGTCTGGGCTGGCGGGTGGGCAGAACAAACAAGCAAGCAAGCTACCCCGCCGATTGGCCTTTGGTTCTTTGTCGAACGATCAACGCTAATTGTTCTTGAATCAAAGGCCAATCGGCGGGGGACGACAGAAGAAGGGGAGGCAACGACAGACCATGGACTGCAAGTTCGCGCACTTGTTCGGGCGCATACAGATGAACGCCGTATTTTCTAGCACTATCCTTCAAGAGGGACTTGACCAAGATAAAAGCTGGAGCATTCTTTCGCTCTTCATGGTAGGCGATTTGGTGCGGAGAGAGATTAACTTTATTACTTTTGCTTACTTTGAGTTCAACAGTAAAATAGATGCCCTCTTCTGTAGTGCCTAAAACGTCAGGTATGCCATGATTAACGCGTGATTCCAAACGTATCCAAGAAAACGCAGTAAGGTTTTTTCTTACTTGTTGCCAAAATAGTTTTTCAGGTTGAGCCACAGTAAAAACATTATAAACAAAGTAAAAGATTTTAGTTGTATATATGGGATATTTAGTATAGGATAACTACAAGGTATAGGCCTTTTTATTAACAAACGGAGAACGAGAAATGAAAATAAGAAAATGGAACTACGGAAACTATAGCTAAGATAATTACGGAAGTCATACCAAGGCTTTCAGAG